CTACACTCCGTCGTCTTTACAATGCCGGGGATATAGCCGGTGCAGCAGACGAGTTTGTAAAATGGAACAAAGGCGGGGGCAGGATATTACCGGGACTGACCCGGCGCAGGCTGGAAGAGCAGGCGTTGTTTTTAACTGGAGTTTAAATGTATCTTATAAGCAACATCCCGTACTTTAAGTGCTGGGTCCGAAAAGAGTTTACCAACGGCCACCAGAACTATCACGGGGAGTACATCCACGCGCTGGCTGTTGCAGTGACCACGATGCCCGACAGGTGCTTGTCGTTCCAATTGATCTTTACCGGGTGCGAAGCGGACGACGGTAGCCAGCCAAATGTGCATGGCGGGGCAATGTGGGCAAGAATGCCGATCACTGCGCTGGTGGGAGATATACCACTTGAAGAATGGCCCGAGCGCATGGAAACGCACTTTGTGCAGCCGTGGGATTGCAGCTCTTACCACCACAGCATCATCTCCCTTAACCACGCCAAGCCCTCGCAGTGGCTGTGCAAGATCAACAATCAGTTCTACAAGGGCCGCTACCTTTTTACGGTGGATTACGCCGAGAGCGAAGTGGCTGAAGACCCTGCACAGCACAAGCAGTCCCATGTGCTGATACTCACGGACGCTGGCAAATGGACGGGTAACATCGTAGCATTGCCGAACAACAGAGTCCGTGTCACTAGCCCAGCTTACTGGGTAACAGGTGAAGGCGCACCCGACTTTAAACCGAGTCAGTGGATACACTGCGCCGAGCAAGACGATTCGTATTTAGACCCAGCAGTTACTTTTAACAACTTGTATGCGGAGAGTGAAGAAAATGATGAAAGCTAAAGGTATGGCAGCAGGCGGCATGAAAACGGGCGGCATGGCTAAAAAGGGCTACGCAGCTGGTGGTGCAGTCAAGAAAGGCGGCGCTGGCGGCGGCAAGGTACGCGGTGCTGGTGTTGCAATTAAAGGTACACGTCCTGCCAAAATGATGTAAAGGGCTTAGATGGCTTACTTTCGACTTAATCTAGCCCCCGGTATCGACAAGCAGAACACCGAATACGGTGCCGAGGGCGGCTGGACGAACTGCGATAATGTGCGGTTCCGTTATGGCCTGCCTGAGAAAATAGGCGGATGGGTTAATTTTGAAGGTAACGAAATCTATCTGGTAGGAATGGTCAGTGAAGTATTCACTTGGACCAGCCTTTCCGGGGTGCCCCACGTCATTGTTGGCACTGATCGAAAGCTGTATGTGTCTACTAATGGCGTGTGGAACGACATTACCCCGATCCGTGAGACAACAACCGCTGGTGCAGTGACGTTTGCAGCCGTTAACGGATCTGCCACGATCACTGTTTCGGACACCGGTCACGGGGCTATTACTGGCGATTTTGTGACGTTTTCTGGGGCTACCGGGCTTGGTGGTGCCATCACCTCCGGTATATTAAACGCTCAGTACGAAGTAACAGCTGTCGTAAACTCGAATAGTTACACGATCACTGCGCCGGTTACGGCTAACGCATCGGACGTTGGCAATGGTGGAGCAAGTGTTGTTGGTGTATATCAAATCAACATAGGTATAGCCGTCAACTTCTTCAACTTTGGCTGGGGATTCGGAACGTGGGGCTTGAGTACTTGGGGTACGCCACGGCAGTCTGGAAGCACAGTTGCGCTGAACTCCCGTGTCTGGCAGTTTGACACGTACGGAGAGGATGTGATCTGCCAGCTGGTAGACGGTCCAACCTACTACTGGGATCTGAGCGCAGGCGTTTCTACGCGCGCAGTGATCCTTTCAGGTGCTCCGACCAAGAGCAAATACGCTCTGGTATCTACCCCAGACAGACACCTTGTGTGCTTCGGGACAGAGGCCACGATAGGCAACCCATCGACGCAGGATCCCATGTTTGTGCGATTCTCCAATCAGGAGGACATCTCTCAGTTTGTTGAGAGCGCGACGAACACGGCTGGCGGCCAACGGCTCACGGACGGCAACCACATCGTTTCTGCCGATCGTTCCAGAGGTCAGATTCTCATTTGGACAGACACTGCTTTGCATGGCATGCAGTACATTGGCCCACCCTACACTTTTGGCTTTCAGCAGTTGGGCGCGAACTGCGGACTGATCGGACCACACGCCTCTGCTGATGTCAACGGCGTGGCCTTTTGGATGGGCAAGGACGCGTTTTTCATGTTTGATGGTACTGTGAAGAAGCTTGCTTGCACTGTGCAAGACTACGTTTTTAAGGACATCAACGTCATCCAAAACGTCAAGGTAAACATTGGCGTCAATACACAGTTCAATGAGGTTACATGGTGGTACTGTTCGTACACATCAGACTACATTGACCGTTACGTCACGTTCAATTACTTAGAAAACGTCTGGTCGATTGGCACCATGTCACGCACCGCGTGGACAGATTTGGGAACATACAGTAAGCCCACTGCGGCAGAGTATTTCCCTGACAGCACAGAAGCCACAATGGACACCATCAACGGCCTGACACCTGGCCGTTCGTTGATCTACAGCCAAGAGACTGGAAAGAACGGCAATGGAGAGGCAATCACTGCATACGTCAAGTCCGGTTACTTTGACATTGGCGACGGCGATCAGATGTTGTTCATGAAGCGGTTCATTCCTGACTTCAAGAACCAAGAGGGCAACCTGACAGTTCACCTGTTGTTGCGTCCGTACCCCCAGGCCACAGCCAGCCCAAGTTCGCTCGACCCGTATGTGATTGCTCCAAATACACAGAAGGTGGACACGCGCGCGAGAGGACGTCAGATCAGTTTGCGCATTGAGAGCAACGAGGTAGATACCAATTGGCGCTTTGGTACGTTGCGCGTTGACATCCAACCGGATGGATTGAGATGAGTAAGATCACCAACGTTCGACTGCCCAATGCGTCTGCCACATACGATCCGTCTCAGTTCAACCAACTGGTGCGCTCGCTTGAACAGATTATTCTTCAACTCAACAACACCTACTCTCCTGTGGTCACCGAGGACAAAGACTCGGCATACGCGTGGTATGGAGATGGCGGAGGATTTATGGACACCACCGGATTGCCAGTACCGATTTCAATCGGTGGCACCAACACGGATGCGTTTGGTCGCCTGCGCGTCAGCCAGCCCTACACGCTGTTTGACAGCCAGAACAGGTACGCATCAGACAACCAGTTTGACAGCTCAGTATCGGGCACCGGCTCTGTGACCTTCAACACCAACCAGGCGAGTAACACCTTGGCTGTTACCGCTGGTGGCGTGGGGTCCGTGGTCCGTCAGACGTTCCGCTCGTTCCCGTACCAGCCTGGCAAAGGCCTGTTGGTACTTGCAACCTTCCTCATGGACAACGGAACATCGGCCAACCTGAACCAGAAGGTCGGCTACTTCAACACGCAAAACGGTGTGTTCTTTCGACGCACTGGTGGTGTCAACTCGTTTGTCTTGCGTTCATACACATCAGGCGTAGCCGACGACTCACGGGCCGTGGCCCAGTCTTCGTGGAATGGCGACAAGCTCGACGGCACGGGACCAAGCGGCATCACCCTGGACCTGACCAAGCCTCAGATTCTTTGGATGGACTTTGAGTGGCTGGGCGTCGGCTCTGTTCGCTGTGGCTTCATCATTGACGGCCAGTACATTGTTTGCAACACCTTTGACACTGCAAACGAATACGGCACCACTGTCTACATGACGACTGCCATCTTGCCAGTCCGATATGAGATCACGACCACCACTGCAGCAGTTGCAGCGTCGCTGACTCAGATATGTTGCTCTGTGGTGTCTGAGGGCGGGTTTGAACAGACGTCAATTGAACACGTTGCAAGACGGGTTAATGCGACCTCTGCTTCAACGATCACAACTTCTTTTTATCCTATTGCCTCTATCCGCTTGGCATCCACCGCCTTAGGTGCCGTTGTCATACCATCAGCAATAAATTTTCTTCCGACAACCTCAGACAATTACGAAATTGCGCTGATTAAAAATGCAACCTTGACTAGTCCATCATGGACCGCAGTGCCCTCTGACGCCAACGCAGAATACGACATCACGGCTTCCGCTATGACAGGTGGAACAATCTGCATTAACACGTTTACCACTGGTAAATCGGGGCCAGTGCCATTAAACGCAGGGGGTGCCTATAACTGGGACCTGCAGCTTGGAGCATCTTTAGCCGGAGTCAGTGACATATTTACTTTGGCGGCGCGTGTTGTAACAACTGGCGGCGCAGGTAGCGGCGGTGGCGTTGGTTCCATTTCCTTCTACGACCTGACGCAGTAAGGAAGCATCATGCCTTTTGACGTTCAACGCTACTACAACTTAGCTTCCGACACCGTAAAAAACCAACTAGCAAATTGGGACTTTACGAATGCGGCAAAAACTGCATTGGAAGCAAACAATATGCTTGCGGGGTATGGGAGACGTCTTCCAGATGAGTTGTCGGATGTTAACGGCTACATTGCAAAAATGTCGCCGGAAGAGCAAAAACAATACGCCAAATTACAAGACACAAACAAAATATTGGCGGCTGGGCAAAACGGCAATAACTATTTCAGTGTCACCA